TCTGTCCCAGCCACGGCACAACCAGCTGCGACTAGCCGTGTGCTGACTTTTGAAGAAGCGCTCAAGCGCGCTCGTGGAGGTCAATAATGGACTTGCAAATGCCTGACGGCACCACAATCACAGGGGTGCCTGACAACATCTCACAAGCAGATCTGGAGCTACTGGGGAAGGCGCACGCGCCAAAGCCCGAACCTTCCTACATGGACCGGGTAACGGACAACCTGAAGCTCGGTGGGAGTGCTGTTGTGCGCGGGGCTGCAGCTTTGCCGGCTTTGGCTATGGACGCCAACAATGCCGCCACAAATTGGGTAATGAGCAAAATCCCAGGACTGTCTGAAGTGCACCCGGAAAACCTGGATGTAGGCGGAATCAAGCCTTTTGCCCCGATGGCACTGACGCAGGCTGTAAACAAGTTCGGAATGCAGCCGCGCACTCCTGGTGAAAAGATGGTGACGTCAGCAATCGAAGGCGGTGCCGGGGCCTTGACGGGGCCTGGAGCTATTGCAGCCCCCTTTAAAGCACTGGCTGGTGGCCTGGCTTCTGGCGTCGGTGCGGAAGTCGGTGAACGCCTGCTCCCTGGCTCGCCGACGCTTGGCCGCCTTGCTGGTGGTGTTGTCGGTGGTGTCGCAGCAGGGGGAGCTGCCGCAGTTGCTACAGCCGCACGCCCTCAATCTGAGCGTGTTGCGCGCACGGCCCTTGAGGGCCTGGACCCCGCTGACCTTGCCAAGGCGAAGCAGTTGATGATCGACGCGGCGAAGGCCAACCCTCCGACGCAGCTCGACCTCGCGCAAGCACTCAAAGCCATTGGCGTCGAGGGCTTCAACATGACCAAACTCCGGGATGAGGTTGCCAGCCACTCCCGCGGAGTGAACCTGCAGCGCCAACTTCGCGACCAACCAGGGCAATTCTCTGTTCTGGCCGATGACGCCGTGAGCAACATTCCTGGGCCTGTTTGGCCGAAAGACCAAGTTGCGAACGTGGTGCAGGAAACAGCAACGGACGCGATCAGCAAGCTGAAAAAAGAGCGCAGCGATCTTGTTCGTCCACTTTACGAACAGGCTGGTCCTGTTTCACCGGAAACCCGCGCAAAGCTTATTGAGCATGTCAACAACATCCTGGGAGCTCCAGGAACAACGGATCAGGTCAAAGCAGCCGCCCAGGACTTGCTGAAAAAGTTCCAAGGCGAAGCCCCCGAGAGTTTTGTGGAAGCTGCTCGCAAAGCTTACCTGGAAGCACCGGCGGGTTCTGCTCGCATGGAGGCTCTGGCTAAGCTCAACGAGGCGATTGCCGCGGGCAAGAGTGCACAAACAGCTCCGCTCCACGCACTGGATGTTGACACCGCGATTGGCCAGGGTCTGCTTCCTTTCAAGGGTACTCCGCTCTCGCCGTCTGACCCCAAGTCGCTTGGTCAAATGAAGTTCCTCTCTGGGAATCTCAACCAGACGCTGCAGGACGGCTCGAAAGAGGTTCGTGAAGCTGAGCGGATCTTCGCAGAGTTCACCAAGAGCAAGATCAATCCAGTCAAGCAAGGACCCATCGGCCAGTTACATGGTGCACGTGGTTACCTGGATGATGTGCAGAGCCCCGGTGCTCGGCTGGACGCGATCTTCAACGCCGGCAGCGAATCGAAAGTTAGCTCTCAGCTCAGTCCGATTTCTGTCCTTGCCACTGAGCTGAAGAAGGCCGACAAGGACGCCTTCCCGGCTGCCGTGGGTTCCTTCCTGCGCCGCACGATTGACAAGTCGCTCGAAAGCACGATCAACGGTGGGGCGACAACTGCTGGCAACGAAGCCGAGACGGTGTACAAGAACCTGTTTGCAACTCGTGCCAAGATGCAAGGGATGAAGGATATGGTTGCTGGGGTTGCCCGCAGCTATGACCTCACGCCACAGCAGACTGCTGACGCCGTGCGCGGCATGGAGAATTTCGCTCAGTTGACCAAGGGTCTGTCGAACCGCCCTGCACCCTCTTCTCTGGGTATCGGCAAATCCGAACTTGGGGCACTCGCCGGCGAAGGCAAGGTTGCGGCAGCAGGCCGAATGCTGAGCATGATGCCTGTGCTGCATACCGTCAAGGCGTTTGTTTCTCGTACCAAGGCCAACACCTACGGCGAGTTCGACCGACTCCTGACCACGCCTGAAGGTGTTGACACACTGCAGCAACTCGGTCGGGTTTCAATCATGAGCCCAGCTGCCCATACAATCCTCTCAACGTTTCTGGGCACAAATGCCGCCCTGAACAATGAGTAAAATAGCCGTTATTACCGCAGAGTAACACACCGGAGTTTCAACATGGCTTACAACGGATCAGGAACTTTTCAGTCGCTCCCCCCGCCAGACTACCCCGCCGTTGCTGGCGAGGTCATCTATGCGGCTCGGTTCAATGCTGTCATCCAGGACATTCTCGATGGCCTGAGCCAGGCCTTTGTGCGGGATGGACAGGCAGCCGCTACCGGCAACTTCAACATGAACAGTTTCCGGCTGACGGCATTGGCCGCAGCAGCTGTTGCTGGCCATGCAATCGAGTACGCGCAGTGGGTTGCAGGCTTCACCAGCCCACCTGTCCATCCGGAAGTCTCAACCCTCCCTGATGGCACCGCCACCACAGAAGTCGTGAACGGCGACTACCTCGAGACTGCACTGGTCCGGGCTGCCTTGACCGCAGGCCTTCCGGGGCAAGGTGGCAACGCCGGCAAGTTCATCACCACGGATGGCAGCAATGCTTCCTGGGCTGCGATCACGATGGCGATGATCACTGGTACGCTTGGCGCCGATCAAGGTGGCACCGGGCTGGCATCCTATACCGCCGGGGATCTGGTTTATGCAAGCGCCGCAACTACGCTGGCAAAGCTTGCTGCGACCGCTTCCGGCAATGTGCTGAAATCTGGCGCGACCCCGAGCTGGGGCAAGGTCGCTCTGACCACGGATGTATCGGGTACGCTGCCTGTTGTCAACGGCGGCACAGGTACGACGACAAGCACGGGCACCGGGGCGACTGTACGCGGCACCGGCCCCACGCTGGACACGCCGACCCTTGGAAACACTGACCTGACTGGAGTCAAGCAAGTCGGCTTCACGGAGTACAACAACGGCAACTCAGGCACGGCCAAAACTATCACACTGGCCAATGGCCAGAAGCAAAAGCTCACGCTGACAGGCAACCTGACACTGACCATCAGCCTGACCAATGCTCGCCCAGGGAACTACCAAATCCGCCTGATTCAGGACGGCACTGGCGGCCGGACGCTGGCAGCAATCAGCGGATTGAGCGCGAGTCGCTGGCTCGGGGCTACCAGCCAGCCAGCCCACAACACTGCCATTGCAGGAGAAACCGTGCTGTCAATTTACTACGACGGTGCAAACTGCATCCAGTCAATGAGTAAAGTTGGGACCGCATAATGGCTAACAGGTTTTGGGTTGGCGGGGCAGGTACTTGGGATGCGAGTAGCACTACCCATTGGTCCACTTCCTCTGGTGGCGCAGCTGGCGCTAGTGCGCCAACTACTGCCGATAGCGTTTTTATAGACGCTTCCAGCGGCGCTGGTGTTATCACGCTTTCCTGGGCAAACGCGGCTTCACTGGACTGTACAGGCTCTACAAATACCCTAACAGGGAACTTTCTCCAATGTTATGGTTCCGTGACACTAGCTTCTGGTGGTACCTATACAGGCCTCTCTCTTGGTGCAATAGCTGTAATGGGCTCTGGTACGCTCACGCCTGCTGGAAAGACTATCGCAAGCCTCTTGCTAAACGCAACTGATCTTACCATAGCGGGCTCTCTTACAGTCTCCGGTGCGGTTTCCCTAGTCACTTCTACAACAATCCAAATTCAATCTGGCAGTACTCTTACCCTTGGGGATATAACAGGGCCGGGTTCAGGGGGTAATGCGAACATACGCTCAGCCTCTGCCGGTTCTACGGCAACAATCTCCGACTCCAGTGGTACAAACCAAATTGACCGCACAAACCTGAAAGATCTAGTCTTTTCCGGAGGGGCTACGTGGATTGCCGGGCCTGGGAGTGTTAATCAAGGTAACGTTAGTGGAATTTCTTTCTTATCTTCTGGATTTTTTCCTCTTGAGATTTTTTAAGAAAGTGGCACCAGTTATGCACGAAGAAGATCAAAAACACGAACGCACGCTCACAGATGCTGACGTGGAGGCTATTGTCACCAAGATCCTGCAACGCTGGGTTGAGTCCTTTTACAAGGACCTGGGAAAAGGTATTTGGGAACGAGCAAAGCAAGTGCTGATGCTTGGGATTGTCGCTTTGGCGGCGTATGGTGCGATGAAAGGTGGTGGAAGTGTTAAATAGTCGACAGCTCCGGGACCTCCGGCCTGAGGTCATGCAGAAGGCAGTGCAATTCATCAACGCTTGTGGTGCGCACGGGATTGAGGTTTTGGTGACTTCTACCTACCGGGACAACGAGAGCCAGCAAGCGCTCTACAACCAAGGCCGGACAACCCCAGGCAAGATTGTGACCAATGCAAAGCCAGGGGAAAGCTTCCACAATTACGGTGTGGCTTTTGACTTCGTCCCGCTGGTCAACGGCAAAGCCGTCTGGGATGATACCGCATTGTTTGCCCGCTGTGGAGAACTCGCTGAAAGCTGTGGCTTGGAGTGGGCCGGTCGGTGGAAAAACTTTAAGGAGTTCGCACATTGTCAGTTCACAGGCGGGAAGTCAATCACGCAACTAAAGAAAGAGGCACTGAAATGAGCAAGCTAATGGCTCTCTTTGACTTGTTCCGGAAGGGCGCCACGGTGTCAGATCCGGCCTTGTGGAAAAACCGCAGTGGGCTTATCATCGCTCTCGCGGCCGCATTGTCAGCAGCGGTCGGAGCTGCGAGGGCTTTTGGCTATGACGTTCAAGTTACCACCGTGGACCTTCGCAACGTGGCTGAAACTATTGCCATTGTTGCTGGTCTGTTCGGGGTGTACGCTACCAGCGACAAAGTCGGAATCTTCCCCGAAAAACCCAAGCTGCCGGATGACAGCAAGTCCGCTGTGGGAGACCCCGCAGATGTGCCAACAAACCCCTCATCCCCTGGGGCTGTGTCTGATCGGGGCTAGTGTGTTTTTAACTTGTAAAGGAGACTTTCTATGAACTGGCTTTTGGCTCTCAAGTACCTCGGTCTGATCACCACGGTGGTAGAGCAGCTCCAGACCTCCATGCCTGCGGGTTCGGGCAAGCAAAAGCTCGAGATCGCCCTCGGTGTGCTGAAGCTGTTTGACAGCAACACTGAGAACCTCAGCAAAGAGCTGACAGATTTGATCGGCTTAGTCAAGGCTGTCCGTTTCCCGGCGCCGCAAGGCACCACAACTTCCACCGGAGGTTAAGCATGCCAGCCTACCCCAACTTCATCAACAACATTGGGCGTCGTGCAGCGCCGGGACAACCTTCGGCTGGTGGCATGGGTCGGGGTATGCGCCCGGCTATGCCGCAGCAAAGACCTGCACCGGCAAGCTTTCCTCAGTCTGCAATAGCTCCTCGTGCCATGGCGGGACCTTCACAAGCGGAAACACCTCCACTACAGGCTGGCATGCCTGCAGGTCATGGTGCCGGGCCTGCAGGTGGTCCAATGACCCTGAACCCCAGGGCAATTGGCTTTGACCAGGAAGCCGCGAAACAGCAGCTGCTGCAGGCCTTGCAACAACGTGCAATGCCGCAAGGTATCCCAGCCTAAGCCACTTCCCTCGCACTCTCTAATGGGGTTCCAGCTACAAGATGCTGGACCCCATTTCTTTGCTCTAGGCGAATGTAGCCGGCTGCAATACACCCGCGCAGAACTTCTTCATAGTCGCGCATCGCCGGGAAGTGAGAGTGGATGAAGCGGAAAGCTTCCATGTAGGGCACAGTCCCTTTGGAGTGGACATACTTGACAAGCTTTTCCGCATAGCTGTAGTTGTCACTGCGGCCAATCTTACTAAACACAAACTTCATGTCAGGCTCAAGGTCCGACACCATCAGGTAGGCGGTTTTGAGCAGCTCCTCAGTAATGACAAGATCGTCGCCAGCAGAGGCTGCCAGCACCATTGCAAGCTTGTGGACGTGGGTCTGCTTGCGGGCGATGTAACCACCAAAAGAGGTCGTGTCGAGGTCCGGCGGGGCAGTGGTGTTGTGGCGTCGGTACCACTCAGTCCCCCAGGCTTTAGCCTCTGGCGTCAGGGTGAACGGGCCGCATAGCTTCGTCGCAATGTGCGTGAGGTCCGCGGCAAGGCGCTCACTCTGCTGCTCAAAGTCGGCTGGCAAGTGGTCGCCGGGGTAGGCAATGAGCTTGGCCTTTTTCTCAGCATAGATGAAAATGGTGCGGGATGTAAAGCCACCACCGATCATGTATTCGGGGAAGTTGCCTGCGATCCAACTCGGGGTCGTGCAGGCGATGAGGTTGATCCAAGGGTTTTGTACGCTGTCATTCCCGCTGCTTTTTGTCTTTTTCTCGAATGAGCCTTCCTTGCCGTCCCACAGGGAAACGAGCAGGTCAACCATCTGCTTATCCTGCGGGTCAAGGAGGTTGCCGAATTCACTGCTTTCGAGCGTCAGCGGGCTCATGGGCAGGAATTCGCCCTTGTATTCAAAGGCTTCTGTGGAGTCGGCAAAGGCCTCAACGAGTGCAGGCCATGTCACAACGTCCGGCCCGAAGCGAATACCAGGGACCTTGCGCAGCAGCTTCATGCTGATACCCGCAGTTGTAGACTTCGACACCACGCCCGGCGGAGCTACAAGGCAAATGTAAAAGTTCGGGTACCAAGTAAAATGCCCTTGGGATAGCCAAACCTTCCGGCGAAGTGCACCGGCGATTGCCGACACCCCTGACCAGAAGTGCATATGCTTTGGGGCTTCACCTACTGAAGCGTAGTCCATGTAGGCAGAGAGCCAGTCCTTATAATGCCTAGTCACAGTGCCCCCAGCTCTCGGTGCTGGTTTTGACGCCAACAGGGATCACTAGAGGGTCAGCGTAGGGGAGGGTGATGTGAGACTGTTCAAGTATCCTTTCCATAGTTCCTTCAGCGCCACGGGTGGGAAATTGGCCAGCGAGTGAATCATGAACTTGGAGGAGAATCTGAACATCGGGTAAGTTTCGGTGAATGTTGACATAGGCGCGGTTGATAAGACACGCCACTGTGCTCTGAGGAATCCACGCGGCAGCCTGGTTGAAGATCGTGCCCTCGATGCGATCGAAAAAGTAGCAGCGATAGCCAAATACATTCTGGACCATGCGACGTTTGACGACCTGGTCTTTAAGGTCATCCTGCCAGCGCTTGATCCGCGGGAAACGACCGAAGTACCATTTTTGAGTACGCTCAGCGTCTTTGACGGATAACCCCAAGCGCTCTGCAAGACCCTTTGCCGTTCCAAGGTAGTTAGTGCCATGAGCAAACGACTTGAAGGTCTGGCGCCGGGGGTCACGCTTGGTGATCGTAGGGTCATTGTAAAACTCTTTTGCGATTTCTGTGTAGGGGTCGAGGCCAGCACGGAACATTGCCTTGAACTCAGGTTCATCGGCCTCCCATACCACAATACGAAGGTCAGCAGAATTGAGGTCAATGTCAAAGAAGGTCATACCGGGGTCTGGGATGAAAAGCTCCCGGACATTGGGCAGGACTAGTTCGTCTTCGCCTTCTCCACCTTTTGGAATGTTTTGCAAGTTGAGGCCGCTGCCGAAGGCGTTTTTGCTGGAACTGAACCGATAGGTTTCAGTACCTGCAATGTTGAAACTGCAGCGTATGCGCCCATCGCGATCCACAGGAGCATTGACAAATGTCGAGAGAAAAACATTAAGCGAGCGAAGTTCAAGGATCTTATTAACAAGTGGTTTGACCAGAGGCTCTCGCTTAGAGAGGGTATGGAGGGCTTCGTCGTCAAGGGTGGGGTTGCCGGACTTACGCCCGATGATTGGCTTGAAATTGAGCTGTCCATAGAAAAACTCCTGCATCTGCTTTGGGGAAGCCGGGTTTAAGGGGAAACCGCAAACGTCGATGATCCACTGCTCGCGTGCTGCAATCTCATCGCTCAGCATCATGGCAAATTGTCCGCGCTTCTCGGAAGCCATGCGGATGCCGCGGTTCATGGTCGCGAGAACTGGCCAGAAGAGCTTCTGTTGAAAGTCCTGAACAGGCTGAAGCCCCATCGCGGTGATGGTTTTCTGTTCAACCTCGTCAACCTCGAAGGTGATAACACAATCCTTGCAGTTGTATTCCCAGAGTTGATCCTCGCCGGTTTTCTCATCCCAGGTCTTGCCATCGTCTTTCCAGAAGACATGGAACTCACAGTAAAGTGAGCTGAGGAAATCGAGGCTCTTTTGCATGTTGCTGAAGCAAACGTGCTGGGAGAGCATGGTGTCACGAGCAAGGCGTGGGACAAAGCGTAGCCAGCGGTGGAAGTACTGCGCATCGTAGGAGAAATTTTGGCCGATGACTTCCACATTGTCGTGGGTGAGTAGGTGGTAGAGCTTCCACAAAAGGAGAGCTTCCTGTTGCTCAGTCCAATAGCCATCGGGCCGCTCAACGCACATCAGAGGGAAGCAAATGGCTTCAAGCCGGCTCCAGGCCAGACCAATACAAGCAATGTGCCCTGCGCGGGTTTCAATGTCGCAGGCAAGTTTCAATGGCCCTCGCTCAACAGCCTTCTGGAGCAGGTCCAAATAGTTGATGGCTGTCTCGAAATCCGGCCGGATTACAAAGCGGTAATCCGGGCGGTGTAACTCGCGATCCTTGGACTCTTTCAGCGCTCTGCGAAAGTCACTCACTGCAATTGGTCTCCAGCTCCATTGCCGCATGATGACTGCAGGATTGTAGGCGGGAATGACCTTGGGCTTGTAGTCGAGGCCCGGCAGGTCCAGGTCGCATTGCAGGATGCTCCCGCGCCAGCTCATGATGCCCCAGTTCCCTGTCAGCATCCACAAGGGCACGTTGCCCAAGGCGATAATGACATTTGGCCTGCACATTTCAATTTCCCTGCGCAGGCGCTCCATGCTTTCCCAGACAATAGGCAGGCAATGCTTGTCGCGCACAAGCGCATGGTGCGGGGTTATGTCGGCCTTGCGTGCGGCAATGAAGCTTTCGATAAGCCCACCAGGAGGGCGAACGCCGATGGCAAGGGTTGTGAATGCAGAGCTCTGGTCAATGCCAGCCTCTCGCAACATCGCCCGGAGTTCTTGGCCGGTGTAGCCTGCAAAAGGTAGCCCGAGCGTTTCATCCTGCAGGCTCGGATACTCCCCCACGATCATGATCTTCGCCGGGCATGGTCCCGTTGGTGTGATTGCTGCCATTTAATTCTTCCTTATATTCTTGCGCGATGAGGAACATTGCCCAGTGCCTCCCGGTCTGCTCCGCCACAAAGTGACGCCAGCGAAGCCACTTCAGCACATGGGCGTTGTGAAGTTCAGACTCCAAGGCCACCCGGCTTCTCCAGCTGCTTCATGGCTCCGAGGCGCTTCAGGCACATCGCATAGTAGTTGGGGTTCAGCTCAATGCCCACGGCTTCGCACTGGAAACCATTTGCGGCTTCGAACACAGGTCCAGTCCCCGCGAAGGAGTCGAGGACCTTGTCACCGGGGCGAACACTGCGCTGGAGCAGGTTGGCGAAAGCCGCAACGGGTTTCTGCGCGCCATGAGAGAGATTTTCGTCCCCGCTGACACTCAACACATCTGGGTAGATATGGGTGACAGGCTTCTTGCCCTTGATCGCATAAAGGATGGTTTCGTACTGGCGGCGTGGGCCTTGGTCAGGCAACGGCACACGCCCAGAGCCGACCTTGTGCAGAATGAACGGAGTGCGGAACACGTACCAGCCAGCAGCTTGCATCAACCGCTTCAGAGCATGGAAGTTGTCAATGTCACAGAACACGTAGGCGTGGGCCTGGGGCTTGGTCACTGCAAAAGACAGTGGCGCCCAGGCTGACATGAGCTTGGTCCAAGATTCAAGGGAATCATCGTAGTGGTGCTCGATGCCAGAGAGCTTGCCACCACCGTCACCAAAGTCCTGGGCGTCCATGCCGTAGGGCGGATCAGTGCAGATCACATCAAACACGCCCTGCCATTGAGGCTTGGCCAGCTCCACAAGGCAATCGGTGTTCAGCGCAGTGTGGTTGGAAGCGCTGAAAGTTGCGCCGACCTTCAGCGCCAGGGCGACGTTCTTTGCGGCTTCTTCCTGCCGACGCAGAATTTTGAAAGCTTCGTCTGCGCTCTTGGCCTTGGCCACTTCAGGGTTGTCAAGGTGGCGAGAGACAAGGATTTCTTTGCGGATCGTGTCCTGGTAAGAGCCGTCGCGACGGCCAGTGAGTTCTTCGGCAGTATCGGCAACGGTTTGGACAGGCACCGCTGCCTCCACCGGAAGTTCTCCGTTCAGGACTTTTGCGTTGTGGGCTTCTTTTTGCTGGCTGCGGAGCGAGTGGAGCCGGGCAACAGCCGCGGCATGTTCCTGCCATGTCAGGTCTTTCCGGCGGAGGTTTTCATCCAGCTCGGCTTCTTCGGCTTCGAGCGGAGACAGTTCTCCAAGGGTAACGTAGGGCACCATGCCTTCCGGGACGTCCTCGCCATTGAAGCGCAGCGTACCGCCGAGCGCCCACAGGTCGCCAATGGCTTTGAGCCGGCGCTCACCGGCCACCAGCACCATGCCATCGCCTTCTTGCCGCAGCACGGGCGCGTGCATTAGCTGCCCAGCTTCCAGCGACGAGCGTAGCTCTTCCATCGCCTGGGGGTCGAATTCTCGGCGCTGGCGGTCTGGTTTGATGATGATGCTGGCAATGGGGATGAGTTGAGCGGTCACAGTCGGCCTTTCAATGGTTTGTGGGATGGATCGGAAAAACGGGGGAAAATGGCCCGGTAAACGTGCCCGGCGAGGGGGCAGATCGGGCCGTGGCGAGGTTTTCTTGGCGGGTTGGGCCTACCCTACATGGGGTGTCAAGAAATCGCTCTATCATGATGTTCTTAAATGTAAAAAAGCCCTCGGCAACCTCAAGCAAATACACCAGAAGGGAGGAAACTGGCGGATGGCAACTGCAGAGAGGTCTTCACGCTTCGGGCAAAGCAAAGGGCAGTCAGCGGATGGCGGACTGCCCTTCACTCTACGCTCTCAGCGGGTAGCCGAGAGCTTGTGCGGAGAGAGCTTAGGGCTTGGCGACGCCTTTCACATCGGCGAAGATGTCTTCATCGACGATGCGGTGGGCGATGCTGATCTTGGCCATGTTGCCCATCAGCATGCTGAAGGCAAAAGGCCGGCCCGGCTCGTTGTGGCCAGTGGCTTCGCGGAGACGACCCAGGCTCACATTTTTGCCCTTGCCCATGTCCAGGCCGCCCTGCTCGGTCAGGTCCAGCATGACGCCTTGCTTGACAGTGACCTTTTCGCGGCCCAGGTCAGCGAGGACTTGCGCGTCCTGAATGCTCCAGACAACGTCGAGGGCCAGGCCGGCCTTGCTGGAATCGGTCTTGGACTGCCACGAACGGACCTTCACATCATCCACCACGGCCAGGTACTCGCCGACGGGCGGCGGAACGACCTTGGTGTCGTTGGATTCGGTGACTTGCATGTCGAGGAACTGGTTGGGATCGAATTGGCTCATGATAAGGCTCCAAAAGTTGAGAAAGTGCTAAACTGCTAACGGCACAAGAACCCTCTGATGCGGCAGTGCCATAATCCGCGAGGGAATAGGGATTATCGGATGGCTGGTGTCAGTTGTCAACTCCTTTTTTCAAGAACTGAGTGGGAGGCCTGCGCGCGCCTTCCACTTGGCGATCACTGGCACGAAGGTCGCAGGGTTATCGGCTTTGATCGGCAGGTTGCGGGTTTTCACATCCGCCAGAGGCGAGGCGGTGTCCCACTGCCAAGTGGTGCCATTGCGGACAGTGAAGATCACATCGGAGAACATCGGCGGTATCTTGGGGGCCAATGCCCGGCCAAGGGTACTGACGGTGATCTTGACGCCACCAAGGACCTGGTCCGTTTCGCGCTCAACGTGGGTAAGGAGGACGAAGTGGCAACGGCAGCCATCGCAGAGCTGACGCAGGAGCTTTTCTAGCTGGTCCTGGGCAATGCCCCAATCCGATTGGCTCTTCACCGCTTTGCCGCCGATCACAAGTGACATGGCACAACGACCAAGGCCAGTCATGCCGTCGATCACCAGCGCCCGGCTTGGGCCCCAGCTATCCACAGGCCCGAAGAGCTCGCCGGTCCGGTCATCCTTGAAGTTGTTCAGGCACTCAAGCAGCTTGATGAACTGATTGTGCTTGCTCTTCTGGGGATCGACCATCTTGGCCAGGGCTTCCAGGCTGAGGGTGTTGATCTTCGTGGCATCTGCGATCATGGAAGCAAAGCCCGCTTCGGCCTGCTTCAGTGTGTGCCAGTGGAGGTTGTCTGGGATGGGCTTGCCCCGGTCGGTCCAGTACCCCAAGAGGCTCTCCATTCCGCTCTCAAGGGCAAGATAGAAAACCTCAATGCCAGCATCAACCAGGGTTCCGATTGAAGTTGTCTTCCCCGTCCCTGCCGGACCCATCAAAAGCACGTTGACCCCTTGCAAAACTGCCGAGTCGAGAGCAGCCGAAGCTGTCTGGACCGGGGGCGTCGCTGAAGGGGTTTGGCTCTTCGCTTGTTGCATTGCTTCCATTTTCTTCATCCTTCGCTACTTCACTGAGTAGCATGTAGTACAGACAGTTCACACGGGAACTTTCCTGCCCCGTGCGATCATAAGCGAGAGCGAAGCGCTCCGCCGCAGCTTCAAGTTCAGTAGCCCTTGCCATGACGATAGGGCCGGCTGAGATTGAATTTCTGCTTGGCGATCACGGCCTCGGCCAGGCGGAGCTGGTGGTAGCCCGCGAAGTCGAGGATGCGGATCAAGGTGTCGGCGAGTTCTTCTTCGACGCCGGTGAAGCCGGGGATGTGCTCGCTTTCCTGGATGTTCTTGCGATCGGCTTCCAGGGCTTCGGACAGCTCGCTGTGCATCAGTGCGATCTTCTCTCCGGTGTTTTCGCTTTCCCAGAAACCCTGCGCTTGCATGTGCGCCGTGATCAGGGTCGAGAGGCCTTCCAAGGAGGCCTGGAAAGGCTTGGCCGCAACCTCCAGGAAGGCCATCCTGGTCTGGATTTCCTGTGCTTCCTGATCCAGGGCATCGAGCTGGTGCTTGGCGCGGCGAAGCTCAGCATCCATGCGGCCACGCGATGTTTTTGCTGCTTGCTTAGAATCTTTCATTTTCCGTTCCTTTGTAAAAGTTCCACCAGAGGTCAAGTTCCCTTCTCAATGCCCCCTCTGTTAAGGCATTGTAGAATTCCATTAGCCAAGACTGGTAGAGCGTACCACCGGGCTGGCCTATGCGGTCGGGATGCTTGCGACAAGCAACTGCATAGGCCAGCCAGCTCCCTTTCCCCCCAAGCATGGGAGCCCTGCACCACACATCACCGCACGTCGGGCAGTAAAGCATGATGCTGCGGGGTTTGAACACAGCGCCCATGTGCTGCTCATGCTTGCGCGCAAGCTCACCAAGACACTGGTTGTCAACGAAAAGAAGCTGGGTAAACATAGCCGGGATTACGCCGGGGTAACGGCGCCGGTATAACCCCACTCAGCGTGCCACTCTTCCACGGACTTCTCTTTGCGGGCAAGGGGGTCCCAGACCCGCGGCTCGAAGTACATGGGGAGCCAGCTTTCGGGGCTGTCGCTCTTGCAGACGCGGGTCATGCTGCACCCGCCATACTCGCCGCAGGCACTATCGAGGGCGAAGTCCCACCAGCCGCTTTCCCAGCAACGGATCATGCGAACAAGATCCCGACGGGTTTGGTCGAGCCAGCGCTGGATTTCAAATGGACTGCGGTAGGTCAAGACCTGCTGCGTATCGTACTTGGTTTTGAGGATGCTGACCCCCCGCACGATGTTGCCAGCAGTCTTGATGCCAAGCGTTTCTTCCACCGCCCACTGATATCCGGTGAACTGTCCGCGCATTTCCCATTGCCGCGACCAGCTGGCGCCGAGGCTGCTCGTTGTCTTTTCATCCACGATGTAGACGCCATTGGAGAAGTTGGCAATCATGTCAGTCCGGCCAGTGTACAGGATTGGATCACCCGTTACTGGGTGGTTGACTCCGATGGGGGTGGCAAAGCTGAACTCGACTCCCTTGCGTCCGTCGGGTAGGCTGATTGGGTCCATACCGTCGTCACCAAGTGGGTATTGCTCGAAGTAGAACTCCAAGGCTCCTGCCGTTCGCTCAAGGCTCTTGGCGCTGTCGGCGGGGCATTCGAAGTCGCCGTAGGCTGCGACGAGGGCCGCGAGTCCAAGGCTTTCGGCGAAGTCCTTGTTGCCGGTGGAACCAGTTTCCGACGACCACTTGACCAAGCGAGCGCCGTCCGCTCCATAAGAGACTGTAGGTATTTCATAAACCCCTTCGAAGAATGCGCGACGGGCAACCTCAATGCCCTTGGCGAAAGCCCCGCCGGCAACAAGGTGGACGCTCTCGTTTTGGGGCTTCCAATGCTGGACGTAGGTCCGAAACATTTTCTGCGGGCAGGAACGGAAGGCAGCCATCATGGTGCTGTCAACTGCGTGGGGGAACATGGGGCGGACAAGGCCCTGGGCGGTGGTGTTCATGCGACTGTTCCTTCATCTGGTGCCATGTCAATGGACAGGTCCATGACAACGCCGGCTGCGAGGGGGTCGAGCTGTGGGGGCTGGCGCAAGGCATCGTCCAGCTCGAAGCTCAGAGTAGTTTCCTGCAGCTTCACCCAGCCAGCCGCGGTCATGTCCAGGCCACTGGAGTCGGCGTACAGGTAGGGGCGGTCGGAGTCCTGGAACAGGCGGGGAAGGTCTGCCGGGTTGGGCAAGTAGATGGTGACAGGGAGTGTGATGGTAGCCATAGTGAAGCTCCTTAGGGCTGGTTGCAGGGAAGGGCGAGAAGGTTGTTGATGCGGGAGAGCAAAGCCATGCGGGCATTCGCAGTCTCTTCATCGAACTTCTGGAGCTGAGCTTGCAGCTTTTCCAGGGCAGTGCCAACAAGCTTTTCTCGTGGTGGCGGGGCGAAGGTCAACTTGTGCACACCGAGGTCAACCCAGCCTTGATCAACCATGTCAAGCTCTGGGTCTGTGTAGTAGAGGGGGGGTGTACCTGCAGCATCGTAGAGCTTGTCCAAATCCCCAGGGGAAGTCAGCCAAAGACGAAGCTCGACTGTGTGTGTGATTTTCATAAAACACCTTTCCGTAAAAACGCTACGGATCGTAGCCAGCAGGGGACTCGGTGGAATCCCCTGGAAGCTCAAGAAGCGAGATGCACAAAGTCCTTGAAAAGCTCCTGCTCAAGGGGTGTGAGCTCGAAGAGATTTTCCTTGGCCATTGTCCACCACCAGTACCGCCACAGGAAGCGTGGTGCTAGTGCGGAGCGCTTCACAGTCCCTCCAGCTCCCCGAGCAGATTGTCGGCGTTCACAGGAGCCTTCTTCGCCCGGCTCGTGGCGCTGGTTGCCGCAGCCCGGACACGATCCCCGCGCATCAGCGTGAGGGCTTCGCGGGCTTCCTGCAAGGTCAAGGGACGTGCCCGCTGAAGCTCGCGCAGTTCCTGGATGCGGGCTGCAGAGTTGGTGAAGTCATCGGCCATTGAAGAACCTCCAGTACTGGCAAATACCAGCGATCATGATGGGAAGGGGTTTGATTGCCAAAGGACAGGCGAAGCGCCAGTTTTCGGCGACGGGGGGCGGGTTGTGGGCTTGCATAGGGTGTCTATTATAGCGGTGGTGTTTAAGTTGTCAAGCGGTTTCGTTAGCGCTTACACCAGAATGAGCTTGTGGCTGGGGCGGCTACACGCGACGTAGAGGCAGCGAAAAGCCTCCTGCCGGTTCGGATTTGCCAGAATATCCATCGTGTCGACAAAGACGTTCTGGTAGGTCGAGCCTTGGCTCCGGTGGGCAGTGATTGCATACGCATGGCGCACGGCATGGAAGCTTTCTTTGAACCCCCAGAAGGCCTTCCATTGCCGCGGGTTGCTTTGAGCCTCGGCCATCATCCGCGCAAGCTTCTTTGTGTGCTCCTGGAGAGCTTCGGGATGGATTGTCCAGGCCAGTGCCGCACCGCCCGTACCCAGCTCGACCGTAAGCGCATAGCACTTAAACTCGCTGTGGATCGGGTGATAGCCAACTTCAACGCGAACAACCTCGCCCTCGTCGTCAGTCGTTGCAACAATCTCGTCAGAGTCATTGGGGTCCTTTGCGGGTTCGGTGAAGATGAGGCGGTCGCCCTTGAGCCAGGGGTCAGGCCGGTCGCCGAAGATGATCTGGCGGATTTGCCGGTTGTAGCGGTCGACAGTCGCATTTCGCCATGCAATGACCTTGGCCATGCCCTCGTCGCTGAACAGCCCAATCTTGGCAGCGCCTTCGAGGTGGAGGTTGAAGGTCGGCCGGGACAAGTGCCATACACCCTCGCCGCCTTCGAAGTTGGAGCCGAGCTTCACCGTAGGTGCGGGGTGATCCACCTTATCCCGGATGCGGGTTACAAGCTCCAGGATCTGGTTGTCATGGCGCATCACGCGGGTAAGGGAAGCCTGTGGGCAGTCGAGCTTCCAGATGGGGCTGATGAGTTCCTTCACTGGTGGCAGCTGCGCAGCGTCACCCATGAAGAGGAACTTCAGGCCAGGGTAGGCATCGGCGCAACGCTTGATGTAGCCCAGGAGCTGGGAGTTGAGCATACTGCTCTCATCAATGACCACAAGCTTGTAGGTCTTGAGGTTGGGGGTCTTGTCCCGGGGCAGACGGATTTCCTTGACCGCCCCGGAGGCTTCGAGCTTGAGACCAAGCAGGCTGTAGATCGTGCAGCACTCGGGCGTGTACGTCGGGCTGGTCAGGCTCTCACGCAAGACCTTCGTGGCTTTGTTGGTGGGCGCGGTGAAGACAGTTGCGCCCCGGAAGCGCTTGAGCAGGTGCTTGAGGCTGAAAGTTTTGCCGGTGCCGGCAGAGCCTTTGAGCACAAAAAAGGAGCCTGCGAATTCGTCATTGAGCCAGGTGTTGATCAGCTCAATCGCCGCGAGTTGTTCTTCATTGGGCAGGTGTAGGTTTTCGGTTGCCATCATGCGTCCTTGTGAATGGTGAAATATTTTCCTGTGCCAGTTTCCATGTAGAGGTCCCACTGGAAGGCTGCGGCCTGTCGCTCGACTTGCGTGGAGCTGGCCTTGTCCTCGGTGTAGCGACCACAGTAGCTGTAGGCGTACTGGCCCGTGGCCGGGTTCTGCTCGATGCTGGGGCGGGTTGCCGCAAGGGTTGCGGTGCGCTTGACCCCCCAGCGGTAGAGGGTTTTGGTTTCAGCAGTGGTGTTCATTCAAGCTCCTGGGTATTGTTGAGAAGGTGGTTGAGAAGCATTACGCGAAGTGGTTCGAGGGCCTTGAGGCAATCGAGGAAGTCCCAGATGGACAGGCCATCAACTTGGCGAACATCGCGGAGTTCGAAGCCAGGGCCTGTGCCTGTGCTGGCGTCTCCAGGTTCATAGGTCCAGTCAACATCGAGCAGGATACCTTCAAGCACGAAAGTGGCGGTGCCATCGCGTGGCTTGGGTCGAGATGGGCTGGTCATTGCTTGTCCTCCGGCAGCGGGCCCCACCAACGCGACCTGCTACCCTGCAAAATAGGAATCGCGGACTCATGAATCAGATACGCTCCGATGCAGTCGCATGAATTTCTCACCCACAACCCCGGCACAGTCGGCGCGTCCTGCCACGGTGGCGCAGTTGCTGGCGCGGCGAGTGCGGCGTGGAGTTCTTCTATCACCAGCTCCGTGTTATGAATTGGCCTTGTTTGCTGAGTGTGGTATTCCAGTGCACGTAAGGTGCGGTGCACTACTGCGCGTTCAATGGTGATGGTGGTCATGGTGCTGGCACTCCAAGGATTCGCCTAACTGAAATTTCAAAACGCTCTTCGGTCATTTCTCGGTCATCGTGTAACAACTCCTGCACTTCTGCCTCGGTGTGGGATGGCGCAGTTGCTGGCGCTTGCAGCCTCTTCCATGTAGCCAGCAGCTCATCCGCATATTTGGTGATCCTCGCTGCGACTCTCTCGTGCAGTGAAACATAGTCGGTTGAGATCCCGCAGTCTGAAAGGATCGTTGCTGCGAGGGTAATTGATGTTGCTGACGGGCCTTCTTCTGGCGCTGCCATGGCGGATTCAATAAACGCCCGGACAACCGGAGCGGCTAAGTTGTTAAATGGCTCGTCGCCACGCGCTGATGATTCAAGTTCGTCAAGCGCTTCCATCGCTTGCATTGCTGTGATGGTGGTCATAATTCATCCTTCATTCCAATGTTCTTCATCGGCTGTTCAAAGCATTCGTAAATTAGCGTGTTGAAGTCTTTTCGCGCCCTCGCCGCCGCCGCCGACTCCGCTTCCGACCACGCCGCTGCCGACTCCGCTTCCGACCACGCCCTCGCCCTCGCCGCCGCCCTCGCCGCCGCCCTCGCTGCCCCCGCCACCCCCGCAGCCGACCCCGCCGCTGCCCTCACTGCTGCCGCTGCCGACTCCGCTTCCGACCACGCAGTTGACTCCGCTTCCAACTCCGCTTCCGACCACGCCGCCGCCCTAAGTGATTCATCCCCGGTCATCAAGTAATCGAGTACGATGCCTGAGGCATTCCATGCGTGAACAACAGACAATGCCTGCATCCGCCCGAAATAGCGAAGCACCTCTGTCGCATCCATGCGAGCGATGATCCGCCTGCGCTCTGACACAAACTTATCCTTCTGTGTTTCTGCTGGGTTTGAAAACTCGCACAGGCACAGGATCGGACCCGGCGCGTATGCCAGTGCTTCGTATGGTGTCGCCGAACCATGTAATCCACGTTCGCAGATTACAGGATTTTTGACTTCAAGCCACTCTCCGTTCTTGGGCGCAGTGGTGCCGTCACGCAGTTTGTGGCCTTCGTGTAGAAAGTGCCAGCCGTAAATGGTGGTCATGGTGTTCCTTTCATTTCTGCGTCGATAGCGAGTTTTGCAATGGTCCCGTCTTCAACGGTTGCGGTTCCTTCCTCGTCGCACCAGTAGTTTTGAGGCTCTCCAGATACCGTGTCCCATGCAGCTCTATCAAAATGGAAGTGTTCGCCCTGCGCGTAAAACGTCAGCGCCTCTCGCATCCGATCCGCGTTCTTACGAAGCCGCTCGTTCTCAGCCGTTAGCGCCTCAATGTGGGCGAGGCTTTCCGAAAGAGCCTCAGGATTGATCGGCGCGGCAGATGATCCACCGGCCTTTGCAAGGGCTAGCGCCGACCTGATTCGTTCAATTGCTTGCATGTCGTTGTTCCTGCAAATCCTGTTGAATCAACCGTACAAGGTATTCTTGCCACGCGCCGAAGGGCACTTTGCCCTCCAGCTCGCTCCAAAGCTTGAGGTTGACCTGTGCCACGAGGTCTTCTGGCAGGCTGATCCGCTTTTCAACGGGCCTTACGGTTTTTAATGGTCTTGGCATGTTGCTGATCTCCAGGTTCGAGTAAAAAACATTTGTCGGACTTGCGGTCCCACTGCAGGTTCTGGCTGGCGCACTCAAAGTTGCGGGTTTCTTCGTAGTCGAGGGCGCTGGCTAAGAGCCAGAGGCATCCGATGATCGTGAAGGTCCAGAATAGGTTGCGGCCGAACCAGGCGATGGTCCCTGGCGGGTCGATGAGCCTGTAGCCTTTGTGATCGTAGTGCTGGCGGTAGCGCATGGCTTAGCCTTTCCAGATCGTTGCGCCGTCGAGCCGCCAGCCGCTTTGCGGTGCACAGGCTCCGCACACACCCACCTGATGCTCGCGCACGATGGTGGTGCGCTCAGCGGGCATGTTGCGGGGCTGCGCCCGGTGTTCGGTGCTGGGATTGATCCACCTGCGGGTGAAGGGTTGCGCGCGGTGCTTCTGCTCGACCATCACACAATCGAAGACTGTGTGCACGGCGCCACACGCGCAAGTGTAGCGGTTGAAGATGCCCGCCGTGGTGACTGACTGCCATTCGTACTGATCCGCCCACAAGGCCACGAGGGCGTTGTCGAGGGCGGCTTGCTCGGCGCTGAGCCCACCGCGCTTGATCCGCTCGCGGGCGGCTTTGACTTCAGCGCGTTCGGCTTGCGCGGCGAGGCTCTCAGCGAGGAGGTTGTCCAGCTCGCTCAGGTCGCCGTCAGCTGGCAGGGGATTGTCCACCATCGGTTCTTCGAGGCCTTCGAGCAGGGTTTCCCCGAGGTCCATTGCTTCAGTTTGCATCATGCTTGCTACTCCACAGGGAACGGTCCCTGAACCATCGCCCACCATCGGGCGAATAACCCATTATAACACAATCCGCCGGTATTTGGGGCCAGTAGTTGAGGCAGTTTCACACAACTTAGCCGGTGTTACCCGCGAGTAATCCCGCCCGGGAAACAAAAAGGCCCCACGGAGTAGCAGCTCTTTGTGGGGCCTTTAGGAGTAGGCAGCCGGCCTACTAGCGGGACGCTTGCGCGCCGTAGGCGCTTTAGGCGTCCAGGCCTGCGAGCAGCGCATCGGTGTCCACCGCGGGCTTGCCTGCAGCACGCTCGGCTTCCAAGCGGTCGATCGTGGGCTTGATTTTGGGGCTGGCACGCAGGGCGAGCTTTTCCGCTTGCGTCTTGCCGGCGAGGAAGGCCTTGATCGCTTCGGTGGGCTTGTTGTAGACTTCGCACAGGGCGCGGAGCAGCACGCTGGTGCCGGCCATGCCCTTGGCGTCGCGACGGATGCCCCACTCACCAGCGTTCAGCCGGTCCATCAGCTCATCCACGGCCAGCACGGCGTCTTCCACATTGTCCAGGCCGGCGCACTCGTCGCCCAGCTTCTGCTCGGCGCCGTGGCCTGCGAACTGCAGCAGCAACGCATCGGGAATGGTGAACAGGCGGGTTTCGCCGTTGCGGAAGTCCATACGGACCTGAACCTTGCCATCAGCGATGATGGTGTCCTTCAGGATCTTGCGCTTGCCGGCAAACTCCACAATGCGGCCATCGTCCATGGTGACTGTGGTGATTTCGGTGGCGGGTTTCTTGGTTGCAGCTTCGGTCATGTCAGTGTGCTTTCACGTTGTTGGCAGGTTGATGGTTGACGCCACGCTGTAAGCCCCTGCCGGGTCGGCTTTCGTTGCATGGCGAATGGGGATTGTAGCGGCATCGTGTCCGATGTCAATTGTTTTGCGAGAGTACTTGGAGGATTTTTTCTTCGGTGAGCGGTGGCTGCGTGCGGCGGGTTGCCACCAGCTCCAGCTCCCACTCCCCGAAGTAATCTCGTGTCAGGCTTGTGCGGAAGCTGAGGTCCGCAACCTGGAGGCGGTAGCCTGAGTCAAAGCGCTCTCGGGCTCCTCGGAGAAAGGCCTTGAGCCTGCGGCGCATCGGGCGGAGAAGCTCCTCTGAGCCTGCTGCAACATACCCGTAGCCTTTTGAGCCGTCGGTTGGCCGGGCTTCGAGTTGGCTGAGCGCACAGCGCAGTGCTTCGTGGAAGGCCAGCGGGTACGAAGCCATGGCCTTTGGTGTGTCGATTGGCATTGCCTGTTCCTTTTGCTCAATAGTATTTGTTCCTGATGCCTTCAAGGGAAGGTGCCTCGGGCAGTGCCTGTGGGTCCGGTCCCATGAGCTTGCGAAGACTCGCCTCTGCGGCCTGTTCCTCCGCCGATTGCAGCTCCCCGATCCCTTGTCCAAGCAGCGCTTCCACCTGGGCCATCATCGGGTCAAGATCCTCAATGCGGCCAATGCGGATTTTCCGCTTGTCCTGAGGGTCAACCCGCACACTGCAGCGCTCGGTCGCAGCCGCAAGCTCTGGCTGAAGGTGTGGGTTTTCGCGGGCGGACTTAACTGCACCGTAAAGCCTGATGCGGAATTGCATCGCAGCCGCCGGGGTTTCACAAACAAACTCAAAGGGTTTTGCCGCTTGTGCCGCCTTGATCCAAACAGCTTGGAGGGCTAGTGTAGCCTTGTTTGGTGTTCGGGGTAGGGTCATGGAAGGTCCTTTCGTTGGGTTAATAGGCGTTGGAAGGAAGGCGAGCCGGGTTGCCGCCATCCCACACGTTGCATTTTGACCACATCCCGCCAGTTGTCAACCTCGTATGCATAGCTCTTGGGGGTATTGCTGGAGTATGGCCAGAAGAATCCCTCATTTTATAGCGGAGGAATGCATCGTTTTGGGGAGACTATACCCGGCCGGTGCGCCGGGAAGAAGGGGGTCGGGTTCTAAAAAAAAAATGGTATGTACACATACGAACGACACCCCCCCTTCTTATCGCCACGGCGGCCGGGTACAATCACCACAAAACAATGTGAACCTCCGCTATAAAATGCTGGATACTCCAGACCATACCCCAGCGCAACAACACGGACGCGATAGGAGGCCCGTGGCGCGTTTTTTCGGCGGGCATGGGGGTTAGTATGGGCGCGGGGTGAAAACGGCGCCATGGGGCGATTTAGGGCCTCTATGGGGGTGCAGCGGGTCGCCAAACCCCCGGCGCGGCCTCGCATGGCCCGTGAGAAACCCCGGCGGATTACCAGCCCGTAACGGTGGCTAGGTTTCGTGCAGGCATGAAAAAACCCGCACGATGGCGGGTTTGGGGCTGTGGGGCCGAAGCCCCCTCCTGTGGTTAGTTCAATTCACCCAGCATCGCGTCAACATCGGGCGCATTGTCGCCATCCTTCGCCCGTTCGGCCTTGATCTCAGCCATGATCGTCGCGATACGCGGGGTCTCGCGCAGGGCCTTTTTCTGCTCTGCGTCCTTTGCACCCAGCCATTCCCGCAGCTCACCCGCCGTTTTCGCGGGATAGAGGCGACACAATGCGGACAGGAGCAGCCCGCCCGTGTTCCCTTCACCGTCGGCGCGGCCCTTGTTCCAACGCCCCTCCGGGCCGACGATGCGCTCAAAAACTTCTCGCACGGCAGCTTCTTTATCGACCATCGTGGCGCTGCGGCCTGTGTCAGGATTACGCCCGATGGCGGCCGCATCCACAAGTTTCTGTTTCAAGCCGTGGAGCAGAGCCTGATTCGCAACTTCTGTGGACAGCATCGCGGTTGTCAGGTCCAGCGTGTTGCCTGTGCCAAACGTGATGGCCAGCGACATGGTTTCAATGTCGGTTTCCACGCTGATTGCAGAGATGCGGGTTTCGTTGCTTTTTGCCATGATATTACCTCATAGTGTAATGGGCGGAATTGCCCCTAATAGGCCCGCATGGGCAGGCCCATTCAGTGCGATTCAATCCTCTGCATTTAGGTCGTTCCGCCCAATGTCTACTAATTTGACCCAGCTATCCTCACTGGTGTCTACAATCTGCACAATCACCCCGTAGGTGCGATGTAATGCCGTAGCCGCGTAGATAAGACTGGTGCGATCCTCGGTTTCTAGGAATATGTCGCGGGCTGCCACGACGCAATGTAATTGGTATTTCATTAGTATTGCTCCTTCTAGGGTCATTCGGTGTGGCTCAGACCCCTCCACCCTGACCCTGCACCGGCAACGGTTGCAGGATGCCGTGCCATTCGTTCGAATGATGGCCGGTGCTGGGGTGCCAGCTGTACGCCACGTCCCTGATAATGTGTTTAGCGTCCAGTGTAACCCAGACACGTTTACCGGTAGAGCTGATTCGTGCCACGGTTCCGAATGTCATGTGGCCCGTATAGTAGTTTAGGATGCCTACGCGATCCATTGGTTTGTATGTTTGCATGGTGTTTACCTTTCGTGTGTGGTTGATGATGCCTAAACACATGCAATCGCCATGCCAGCTTGAAAACCGTTACACATTGTCCCGCCGGGAACCCCCATCATATTAGATAGCCCATGCGCCGCGCCTCAATTGTCATCCAGTCCCCGCGCGTGGCGACATTCCCCTAAAAGCGACAGCTGACAATTCCTGTCATGTGACAATTCCTGCCTGACATTTATCGACACCATGCAATCGCCATGCCAGTATTATCCACATTAGGGTAATCCCTATCAGTGGATAACTTGTGCATAACTTTGTCCCCATGCTATCCACTGTTGTTTTTACCTTACAGCTCCTAACCTGTGGATAACTTTACCCACAACTTTTCCACCGTTGCAGGCGCGCCACAGTGCATAACCTGTGGGCCGGGGGGTGGCTTGCGGCAGGTGGGGGTGTCTCGGCCGCACCCTTTAGCGTATCCCCTCCTCACACACCACTGCCCAATTCCCTCTCCCCCAGCTTCCCGCTCGCAGCCTCCTAATGGGGGGGGGCTTCACCCGCCGATGGGTCCCCCGCGCGCAGGGACTCCCAGGCGCGAAAATCCGAAAAGCAGCGCCGGGCTTGCAAGCGGGCGAGCCCTCGCGCACAATGGCGACAGGCACACAAAGGAACCTGACATGAGCGAACCACTGCAAGGGACAGCGAGCGCGGCTGATGCGATTGCGCGAGTCAAGTACACGCACGACGCGATGATTGACCTGATTATCGCTGAGCCGGGGGTCACGCAGAATGCAATTGCGGAATACTTCGGCTATACGGTGCCCTGGGTCAGCCGGGTAATGAACTCGGACGCTTTCCAGGCCCGGCTTGCCCTCCGCAAGAAGGACCTTGTGGACCCGTCGTTGCTGCTGAGCATTGAAGAGCGGCTCCGCACGGTCGCAGATCGCAGCCTCACGATCCTGCACGAAAAGCTGGAGCTGACAAAGAGCGCGGACCTCGCCTTGAAGGTCGCGGACTTGAGCGTGAAAGCTCTTGGCTACGGGGCCAGAACCTCGAACTTGAACGTCCAGCAGAACTTCGTCGTGGCCCTACCCTCGCAAGCTCCGAATGAAGGTGCCTGGGCCGCGAAGCACGCCGGGACTATCAGTACACACGCGGTGCAGTCGAGCGAAGTGCAGGACGTTGTGGCGAAGAGCCCGGACCTTGCCCGCCTCGCCGGGGAAGCCTGATGCAGCTGGCTGAACAGCAAGTCCTCTGGCAGCCGCAGCCGGGGCCTCAAACCGCACTGCTGGAATGCCCGGTCTTCGAGGTCTTTTATGGCGGCGCTCGGGGCGGCGGCAAGACTGAAGGCTCCATTGGAGACTGGCTCCAGCACTCTTCGCTGTATGGTGAGAATGCCATCGGGATTTTCTTCCGGCGAAAGCTCGTCCAGCTCGCGGAAGTCATCGCCCGCACAAAACAGCTCTTTCCAAAGCTCGGTGCAAAGTACAACGAGCAGCAAAAAACCTGGACCATGGCGAATGGCGCCAGGCTTAAATTCGCCTATCTTGAAAGGGACTCCGATGCCGAAGAATATCAAGGTCACAGCTATACGCGCGTTTATGTTGAAGAGCTTACGAATTTTCCGTCCCCAAGTCCGATCAATAAGCTCCGTGCGACTCTTCGTTCTGGTGCTGGCGTCCCTTGTGGTATGCGTCTTACAGGTAATCCTGGCGGTGCTGGTCATAACTGGGTCAAAAAGCGTTACATCGACCCCGACCCCGCAGGCTACCACCTCCTCACCGAAGAAACTGAGCTAGTCTACGAAGGGGTTAAGACCATTGTCAGCCTCTCGCGGGTGTTCATCCCGTCGAAGATCGGGGACAATGCGCTCCTGATGCGGAATGACCCCACGTACATTCTGCGGCTGCGCCAGTCCGGCTCCGCTGCACTTGTCGAGGCCTGGCTCAAGGGGAATTGGGACATCGTAGATGGTGCCTTCTTCGACGAGTGGGACTCCGAAAAACACATCCTGGACACACAAACTTGGTTTGTTAAAATCCCCAAGGTTGCGATGCGCTTTCGGGCGCTCGACTGGGGCAGTGCTAAACCTTTTAGCGTAGGCTGGTATGCTGTCAGCGATGGCACCTGGGGATTGCCCAATGGCGCTCTGCTCAAGTACCGGGAATGGTATGGAGCAAGTGGACCAAACAAGGGCATCAAGATGCTGGCGAGCGATGTTGCGCTGGGGATTCTGGAGAGGGAAAAGGGCGAACGCATTCGCTATGGCACCGCCGATCCCAGCATCTTCATCCGGGATGGCGGACCGAGTATTGCTGAGAGCATGGTCATCAAGGGATGTAGCTGGCGGCGCGCGGACAACAAGCGCAAGGCAGGGGCCGAGGCCTTGCGCCAGCGCTTGGTGGGGTTCGGGGGGGCTGAAGGTACCTGCGGCACGCCGATGCTCTATTTTCTTGACTGCTGCGAGGACACCATTCGCACGCTACCAGTTCTTCAGCACGATGACGGCGACCCTGAGGACGTCGACACTGAGGCTGAAGATCACGCTTACGATGAAACCCGCTATGCCGTGATGAGCAGGCCCTGGGTTCCGGGTAAGGAGGCTCCAAAAGCCTCGGACTTGCCCCAACTCCCGGAAGAAATGACAATCACCCAGCTTATCGCCCAGCGTACACAGCGACGACTCGCGGAGCAGGATTAACCGAAGGAACCCCATGAACCAAGCCGTTGACACCCCCGCTGCAGCCGCCACAACCTCGCCTGAAGGCGTTGCCAAAAAGAACACCGAGCGGGTTTCGACTTGGTTGAAGGAGATTCAATCGGCGCTTCGACGGGAGAAGAAATGGCGGGCGGAGGCCCTGGAGATTGTGGAAATCTACGAAGGCGGCAAGGCCGACATAACCCCCTTCAACATCCTGTACAGCAACACTGAAACACTCTCTCCTGCACTGTACAACACCGTACCGCGTCCGGTCGTCAGGCAACGCTACAAAACGGATGATGAGCTTGGCAAGGCTGCTGCCCGCGTCGCGCAGCGCATCCTGAGCTACCAGCTCAACACCAACGACTCAGACGAGCCGACTTTCAACGCATTGATGGAAGCTGGTGTGTTGTCCGCGCTGCTCCCAGGACGCGCAGTCACGAAATTCCGCTACGACGCTGAGATCGAGGAGCCGCCTGAGCAGGAGGACCTCGCAGAGGGCAGCCCGCCGCCAGCCCCCATTGTCAAAGAGGAAGAAATCTGCGGCGAAACCATCCCCTGGGACCACTTCGTGCACGGCTACGGGCAGACTTGGGACCGGGTCCCGTGGTGCGCGTACCTGCACAACATGACGCGGGAGGAGCTTGTCAGCAACTTTGGCGCCGACATTGGGAATAAGGTCAGTGTTACGGAAGCTTCCGAAAGCAACTCAGAGGATGCGACGAAGAGTTCTCAGGCCGCAGACAAGCGCTCTGATGGCACGAAGTTCGCCCCTGTGTGGGAAATCTGGGATAAGACCACGGAAAAAGTGATCTTTATCACAGAGCACTATAAGGATGCTCCGCTCAAAGAGGTTGATGACCCGCTGGAACTGGAAGGGTTTTTCCCCAGCCCCGAGCCGCTGTTTCTTTTCAAGAGCCTGCGCGGCTTGCTGCCGGTTCCACTCTATCGGCTGTACAAAAAGCAAGCGGAAGAGCTGAACACTGTCACGAAGCGGATCACGGTGCTTGTGAAAGCCCTGCGGGTCCGCGGCTTTTACGACTCCAGCATCCCCGAAATCGCCAAAGTTCTGCAGGCCGACGACAACACCCTTGTCCCGGCAGAAAACATGGCTGGGCTCTTCAGTCTCAACGGCAAGGCCACCGATGCGGTCTGGCTCATGCCGCTCAATGAGCTGGTCAACGCCCTCCAGCAGCTCTATACCCAGCGCGAGCAGATCAAGACGCTGATTTATGAGCTCACTGGTATCGCAGATATCATGCGCGGGAGCAGCGCGGCGAGCGAAACCCTGGGTGCGCAGCAGATCAAAAATCAGTGGGGCACGCTGCGCCTCAAGCGTATGCAAAAGAGCGTGATCCAGTACTGTGTGGCGAGCCTGCGGATCATGCTTGAACTTGCTGTCACCAAAATCAGCATGGATACGCTGCGTAAGATGACTGGTATGCAGTTCCCGACGAACCAGGAACGGCAACAAGCGCAGATGCAAATGCAGCAAATGGCTGCACAAGTGTCGCCGGGGCAGCAACCTCCAGAGCCTCCGCCCGAGCTTGTCGCACAGCTCAATGCCCCCAGCTGGGAAGAGATCATCGCTGTGCTGCAGGATGACCTTCAGCGCAACTTCCGCATCGACATTGAAACGAACTCGACGCTGGATGCTGAGGCCACTGAGGACAAGCAGGATGTCACAGACATGCTCGGCGCACTGGCGCAGTTCCTCAACGGCGCCGGGCCTCTGATCCAGGACGGCACACTGCCCTTTGAGGCGGCGAAGAAAATCCTGATCACGATCATGCGGCGCTTCCGCTTTGGTGATGATGTGGAGGATGAGCTGCAGAAGATGCAGGCACCCGAGCCTGCGCCCGATCCCAATGAGGGTAAGGCTGCTGCGGACCAACAGCAAATGCAGATGGAACTGCAAGCAATGCAGGCTGACACCAAAAACAAGCAGGACCTCGCCGCGCTGCAACTTCAGATTGCTCAACAAGACCTTGAGGTTAAGAAGGAGCTTGCCGCGATGGAGAAACAGCGCGCACAGATGGAAATGACCTTTGCTGTGCAGGAACATCAGCTCAAAATGGCAGAGCTTGCTCAGCGCTCGGAACTTGGTCGCCAGAAGCACCAGCAGGCTATGACGGAGGCCCTGCTGCCCAAGCCCCAACCAGCCCCCGCCCGCCCACGTCAAGGTGCCTAATGCCACTCTACACGTATGCCTGTGCTCACTGCGGGTCCAGGCAAGACCTGTTCGCAAAAATTGTTGAGCGGAACAAGCTTACGCAATGCCCCAACTGCTCCGAGCCTATGGAGCGGCTTGTTTCCGCTCCTGCAGTTCGCGGGGATTATGAAGGTTACAGCTGTCCCATCACGGGCCAGTGGGTTGAGGGGCGTAAAGCCCACAACGAAAACCTTGCCAAACACGGCTGCCGCATCTACGAACCTGGAGAGACCAGGGAATTCCAGCGTCGTAAGGCCGCAGAAGAAGAAGCCTTTTTAGAAAAAGTGGCTGACACGGCAGCCCAAGCAGTCATGAAGATGCCCGTGGAAAAACGAGAGCAGCTTGCAAAGGAGCTTGACTCCGGAGCTTCTGTAGCCTACACCCGCAACGCAGTTTAAGGAATCCCTATGCCCCCGATCGAAGAGCGCGTCGAAACGCCATCTGACAACTCCGCCGCCCTTGCAGAAATCTCTCAAGGACTCGGCTTCAACGCCGACAGCAACGAAGACACAGGCAAGGGGCAGCCTGGTGATGGTGGGGAAGAAGGCTCCGTTGTCGATGAGGGCTCTGCGGAGCCTGCCCCGGCGATGAAGCCCTCTGGTGAACCTGACCACATGTCACCGGAAGCTGTCGCAGCTGCTGCGGCCCAGCAAGTTGTCCCTCCCAAGACCTGGCGCCCGGAGGCTGCCGCCGAATTTGCCAAACTCCCTCCTGTAGTACAGGCTGAGGTCCTCAAACGCGAAGAGGATATGTTCCGGGGCCTGGAGCAGTATCGGGGTGCTGCCACCTTCGGCCAAACTGTTCACAAGACCCTGCAGCCCTACCTTCCGATCCTGCAGCAGTACCGCATCGACCCGGTGCAGCAAATTGCTGGTCTGATGCAATCCCACCATACACTTGCCTTGGGCACGCCCGAGCAAAAAGCGAACCTGATGCTCCGCATTGTCAAGGACTATGGTGTTGACCTGCAGCAGCTTGTGCAGCTTGCAGACCCCAACAATGCACCATATGTCGACCCGACAGTGCAGAACTTGACGCAAACGGTGCAGACTCTACAATCTGAACTGGCTCGGCAGAATGCCCAGCGATTAGAGGCAACGAGGGCTACGCTCTCTTCCCAAATCGACGCATTCGCCAAGGACAGCAAAAACGTCTACTTCGGCGAAGTCGCTAACGACATGGCGGCGCTGATTGAAGGCGGTGTTTGCAAGACCCTGGAGGAAGCTTACGAAAAAGCTGTGTGGACCAACCCCAGCACTCGCCAGCGAGAGGCAACCCGGATCGCTGTCGAGAAGGCTGAAGAGGCCCGCAAAGCTGCAGCCGCGAAAGCCGCTAGCGCACGTAAGGCCACCAGTGCCAATGTCAAGTCAACTGCGAAAAGTGGAAGCGCGACCGCTCCAGTTGGAAGCATTGAAGACACCTTGCGGGAAACGATGGAAGCCATCAAAGCCCGTGGTTGATTTAACGCCTTAACTTTTGGAGATTTACAATGGCATCCCCGAACGCAACCTTTACCGAACTGGTCTCGACGACCTTCCGCAACCACGCGAAGGAAATCAAGGACAACGTCAGCAAGAACAACGCCCTGCTCAAGCGCATCATGGACAAAGGCATGAAGCGCAACGAAGATGGCGGCCTGAGCATCACCGTTCCGCTGGAATACGCCTCCAATGGCACTTACCAGCGCTACAGCGGCTACGACACCCTGAACATCACTGCAAGCGATGTGATCACTGCCGCTGAATTCCAGTGGCGCCAGATCGCGTTGAACGTGGTGGCCAGTGGCCTGGAACTGCGCGCCAACAGTGGCGAGAACCGCATCATCAACCTGGTCAAGTCCCGTATCAAGAACGCGATGCGCACCTTCAAGAACAACTTCTCGGCTGACGTCTACTCTGACGGCACCCTGCCGAACCAAGTTGGCGGCTTGCAAGCGCTCGTCGCGGACACCGGCACCGGCACTGTTGGCGGCATTGACTCCTCGACCTGGGCTTTCTGGCAGAACAAGGTGCAGTCCGCTGCCGCCCCTCTGCAAGGTGGTGGTGGTATCACCCCCAGCGCAACGGCTGGCATCATGGAAAGCCTGATGCTGCCCCTGTGGCTGGCCCAGACCCGCGGCGACGACCAGCCCGACCTGATCGTGGCGGACACCAACTACTTCACCTTCTATGAAAACGGCCAGGTGAGCATCAAGCGCTACACCTCCAGCGACTCGGCGAAGGGCGGCTTCCAGTCGCTGAAGTACAAGACCGCTGATGTGATCTACGACGGCGGCTCTGGCATCCCCTCCAACCACATGTACTTCCTGAACACGGACTACATCGAGCTGGTGGTGCACAGCGACGCCGACCTGGTTGTGATGGACGAAATGAAGCCCTACAACCAGGACGCCGCGGTCATTCCGGTGCTCTGGATGGGCAACCTGACCTGCTCGAACCGCAGCCTGCAGGGCGTCCTCAAGGCCTGATGAAACGTAGCCACTATTACTATCCGGTAACGGTGGCTGCATAACCCTTTTTTCCTGGAGAATCCTCATGTTCGCACCCCAAATCCCTGTCGTTGGTTTGTCTCAGATGCTGCCCTTGGGCGGCGGTGTTTCTGACACCACCCCGGCTTTCCAGCCCGGCACCATCATCGGCGCAGTTGACCCCTGGTGGGGCGCTGGCGAGTTCATCTACGCCCGTGCCTCTGGTGCCATCCGTCAGAAGGGCCTGTGCCATCTGGTCTCGGCCTTCGACAGCACGCTGAACTCGTGGCGTTTCGATGCGGTGGAAGCCGCCAACACCGCTGGCATGGGCCGGATGCTGTGCGTTGCCATGCTGGCTCTTGCTGATACGAAGTATGGCTGGTTCCAGATCGCCGGTATCACGCCGGTGAACTGTTCTGCCAGCGTCGCGGCCGACACCGCCTTCGCCATCGCGGCCACCGGCCAGGGCGGTGCGCTGGGCAACGGCAAGCAAGTGCTCAACGGCCGCATCGTGGCAGCCGGCTCGACCACCGTTGCCAAGACGAACTGCTCGGCTCCGGCAGGCGCTTACTACATCGACGTGCCGAACGCTGATGGCTGGTTCCCCGGCGTGTACCTGTCTGGTACCGGTGTGGGTGCAAGTGCCAAGGTCGTGTCGATCGACGCTGCCAATCGCCGTGTGACCGTTGACGTCGCCAGCTCCGCTGCCATTGCCGGCACCGTGACTGCGACCTACAACAACGCGACGATCTACTACAACGTCGCACACATCAACCGCCCCTTCGCCCAGGGCCAAGTGGTCTAAGCGGCCCTGCGATGCAGGCCCTCGGAGCTGTCAAGCAGGGCTCCGAGGGCTTTTCTTCAAACTGCTTGTAGGAATCTATCATGCAGCCCAGCACCCAAGAAGCTCGCCCGCCCTACGTCACCTTCATTGTCCGTCCTGAAGAGGACCGGGATGCCACCATCGAGCAGGGCCGCGCCATGGTCAAGGATGTGCACTTCGCTCTGATCACACCGCACGGTTCCAAGGATCGCGTCGAACGCAAGGTTTCTGAGTGGTTCGTGGTGCTGGACGAGGCTGTTGCCCAGGAACGCATGCCTGCGAACTGGGTCCGGGCCTACAAAGAGGCCTACGAAGCTTGGAAAGAAGGTCGCGAAATCCCACTGGAAGGTACCAGCATCCGTAACTGGCCGCTGCTCACGCCGGCGCAGGTGGAAAACCTCACCAGCATTAAGATTCTGACGGTCGAGGACCTGGCCGTTGCCAACGAAGAGCTGATCGGCCGCATCGGCATGGGTGGCCGCGTGCTGAAGGACAAGGCACAGGCCTGGCTGATGACTGCGGGAAGTGCCGGCGCCAAAACTGCTGAACGCGTGGCCCAGCTCGAAGCCGCCAACCGCCAGCTCACCGCCACCAACAAGGAATTGGCCGAAGCCAATGAAATGCTGAAGTGCGATCTCAAGCGCGCAAGCGCCCCCGCTGAAGCCGCCTAAGGAGCCAAGATGACCGCACGGACGTTACTTGAAATTGTTCAGGCCTTTACGGCCGAGCGTGGGCTGAAAGTTCCGTCCACGGTCATCAGCAACGCAGACGCCCAGATCAAGCAGATCCTGGGCCTGCTCCAAGCCTTCAACCGGGACCTCATCACTCGCAAGGCTTTTCAGGCGAATGAGGTCGAAGCAACCTTCACGACAGTAGCCACTGAAGATCAGGGCGACATTGACACCATCGCGCCCTATGGCTTCGAAGGTATCCTTCTGTCGACCTTCTACAACCGCACACTCCGTCTGCCTATGGCTGGTGGTGTGAGCCCGAGCGAGTGGCAGACCCGGAAGGCTCTGAACTTCACAGGACCGCTCTACCGCTTCCGTATTCAGCAAAACCGGCTCAAGCTGATCCCAGCACCTACTGCTGGTCAGACCATTGCATTTGAGTACTTCAGCAGCTTTTTCGTGAAAAGCGCTGCTGGTGTCTTGAAGCGCTACTGGACTGACGACGCTGACTACAGCATCCTCGGGGATGACCTGCCGATCGCTTTCCTTGCCTGGGCGTGGCCGAAGGTCAAAGGGTTCGAGTACGCGGAAGACTTTAGCGCCTATGAAAACCTCATTCAGGTCAAACTCGGTCGCAGCAATGCACCGCCCGCAATCAACACTGGCGAGACGCAAAGCGAGCTGCGGCCGGGGATTGTGGTGTCGCCGGGGAGCTGGTCGCTGTGAAACGCACACCACAAAAGTCTCAAATTGGCAACCGTGGGCCAGCAACGGCTACGCAGAGCCTTCCCGCGCCTGTCGGCGGCTGGAACACCCGCGACTCGCAAGCTCGCATGGGCCCACAATTCGCCCTTTACATGGAAAACTTCTTCCCGACCGCCAAAACGGTTGACCTGCGGAAAGGGGCAACATTTCATGCCACAGGTCTTCCGGCTCAAGGCAAGACCCTCCTCCCCTGGGTTGGCTCCTCGGGGAGCAAGCTCTTCGCTGCCACCGATTCCGGTATCTACGATGTGACCAGCGCTGGGGCTGTGGGCGCTTCCGTCAGCACCATCACCAACGGAAAGTGCATCTACATCAACTTCTCAACCACCGGCGGCTCCTTCCTGATGGTTGTCAATGGCACCGACCAGCTTCGCTACTACAATGGCACTGCCTGGACGACAGTCGCAACTTTCACCATCGGAGCTGGTCCCAGCACTCTCGCCACCACTGACATCAGCTTCATCAACAGCTTCAAGCGGGCTCTGTTCTTCATCAAGAAGCAGAGCATGACGTTCTACTACCTGCCTGTTGACCAGATCACAGGTTCGGTGACTGCTTTCCCCCTTGGTGCCATCTTCGGCAAGGGTGGGTACTTGGTCGCCATGGGGAACTGGACGTTCGACGGTGGTGTTGGTCTTGATGACTACACGGTGTTTGCCACAAGCAAGGGGCAGCTTGCCATTTACAAGGGCACGGACCCCAACTCCTCCACCACCTGGGCACTGCAAGGTGTCTATGATCTGGGCGAGCCCCTGGGAGCTCGCTGCTTTGTCAAGTATGGCGGCGACTTGCTGTTTATCAGCTCTACTGGCCTGTGGAGTCTGACCAAGGCTCTTGTCATGTCCCAGGACAAAGACTCTGGTACCATCAGTGGGGTTATCAATGAGGCTTTCAGTGCTGCTGCTTCCCTCTACAGCACCAACTTCGGCTGGCAGATTGTGTGCAGCCCTGCGGATAATCTCCTGATCGTCAACGTACCGATCACAAGTTACACACAGTCCCAGCAGTACGTCATGAACCTCAACACCAAAGCCTGGTGCAAGTTCACTGGCTGGAATGCTGCTGCCTGGGAGTTGCTGGATGACCAGCTCTACATGATCGTGGGTACGACTGTGGCGAAAGCCTGGTCCGGCGGACTTGACCTTGGGCAGTCCATCACAGCCTATTGCAAACCCGCACCACAGTACCTCGCCCCCCGCAGTCGTCTGAAGCAGGTCAACTTGCTGCGCTTCATCATGCGAGTGCTTGGGCGGACAGCTCTCAATGTGGAGCTTGACACGGACTTTGCGGAAGATACCAACTACGCCGCTCCTACCTACACTGGCGAAGACCTGGCCTACTTTGACACCGACGCTTTTGACGCCGCAGCCTGGGGCAGTCTGCCCGAAGTCCGCACAGAGTGGATGACTGTCGCTACCGAGGAAGGCTACGTCGTAGCTCCGCGCTTGCGCATCATAAGCAGGGACGCTACAATCGAGTGGTCTGCGATTGATTACGCCTATACCGTAGGGGCTGTGCAAGGATGAACAAAATCCTCGTCGGGGCTGATGATGCTGTTGGTGCCTGGGTTATGGACCGGCAGCAGAATCCCGGAGGTTGGATTCCTGGCAGGGGCTACGGTTTCGGTGTGACAAGCAATGGTGAGCTGATTGGTGGAGCAGTTTTTGACTCTTGGAATGGCACAAGCCTGCATCTGCATGTTGCAGGCGATGCCAAGCGCAATTGGATTTCCAAAGCGTTTCTTGCGATTGTCTTTGACTACCCCTTCAACCAGCTTGGTGTGAAGAAGATTATCTGCCAGATCGGCGAAGGCAACGCAGCCTCTCGCCGGTTTTGCAGCCACATTGGTTTTAAGCTTGAGGCGACCCTCAGCGAAGCCCATCCGGATGGTATGCTCCTGGTCTACACAATGACCCGTGAGCAGTGCCGTTGGTTAAGTTTAGCTGAAAAGGAGCCTTGGCGTGTCAAAACCGAAAGCCCCCGCCGCACCTGACTACGCAGCAGCAGCTGTCGCTCAGGGGGATGCCAACAAAGAAACGGCGATCGCAAACAATGCGATGAATCGCTTGGATGAAGTCACTCCGCAGGGCACGATCAAGTACACCCTGCGTGAAGGGGCCGATCCCAACAATCCCCAGGTCGGAGACTACCTCCGCACGACGACGCTGTCGCCTGAGCAGCAGGCACTGTACGACAGCTCGCAACGGATCAACCAGTCGCTGCTCAACACTGGTGAATCGAGCCTCGCCAATGTCAGCAAAGTCATGGGCACGCCCCTTGACACGAGCGGTGTGCGGGCATACCAGGGTGCGCCGGATGCACCGCAATACCAGGCTTCGCCGGGTGCAGTTGACTACCGAGCTTCTGCTGCCGTCCGTGATGGCTATACCACCAGTGTGCAGGCCAATGGCTTTGCCGATCCTTCGATGCTGGGCAGCTACGGCTTCACTGGCGCAGGAAACTATGGTGCAAACTTGCCGGGAACTGCCGGCGGAGCGGCTCTTGGCTCCTACCAGAAAGGCCCAGCAACCCGTGAGCTGACGGACCTCAAAGCTGGTCCTGTCAACGATGTTTCTGGTGCTGTCAATTCCCTTCAAAAGGTCAACACCAGCGGCTACACGCCGGAAAAGGTTGCCGAGCAGTTCGGGCAAGTTCAAGGTCTGAACCAGGTCGATGATGCTTCCCGCCGTCGGGTGGAAGAGGCCTTGCTGAGCCGCCTGGAACCACAATACCAGCGGGACGAGCAGGCCATGCGCACGCGACTGCTCAATTCCGGCATTGAAGTAGGTTCGCAGGCCTACAACGATGAACTCGACCGTCTGGCCCGCGCGCAGAACGATGCTCGGATGCAGGCAGTGCTTGCTGGTGGCACGGAGGAAAGTCGCCAGGCAAACCTCAACCTCTCCACGCAGCAGCAACTCTACCAGCAAGCCCTCGGTCGCGGGAACTTTGAGCAGGCTGGTCAAATCGCCAACAACAGCGCCACGATGGGGGCGCAGCGCCTGGGGCTGGAATCAGCCGCGCAGAACAATGCCGCAACGCTTGCAGGCGCCGACCTCGGCCTGAAGGCCAATGCACAAAACTGGGGTCAGACAGTTGACGTCAACAACAGCGTCAATAAGAACCAGCTGGATGAATACGGGATGGACCTCTCCAGGCTGAGGCTGGAGAATGATGCTGTGACGGCAGGGAACAATACTGCTATGAGCGGTGCCAACAATGCAGCAAACCTCGCTCTGCAGGCGGACAAGCTTCGTCTGGACGCGGGGATTGCGGCGGCGGGTCTGCAGAACACAGCGGCGGCTGCACGCTATGCGGCGGCGGTGCAGAGCGGGAACTGGAACAACACCGCCCTGAATGACCAGTACGCGCAGGATGCTGCTGGTGTTGCCACGGACAACCAGAACTTGGGAAATCAGTGGCTGCAGAATTCTGCTGCGGTTGGTGTGAACAACCAGAACCTCACGACAAATTACAACCAGGGCATGGCGGCGGCTCAGATGAACAATCAGCTGAGTGACGCTGAGTACCAGCGGCTGCTCGCCGAGCGCAACATCCCGCTGAATGAGCTCAACGCTTTGCGCTCTGGTGTGCAGATTGCAAATCCGACTGCAGGCAACTACTACACCAACGGTGCGCAGGCAGCTCCAGTGTTTGATGCGACCACTGCCCAGGGCGCTTACGACATGAATGCCTACAACCAGCAAATGGCTGGCTACAACGGCTTAATGGGCGGGCTTGCCACGCTGGGTTCTGCTTTCTTGATGCCAACTCCGAAGGTGCGTTAAATCATGGCTGACTACACCGACTATGTTGCCGAGCAGGAAGCGATCGCCCGTCGGCGGAAATTGCTGGAGGCTTTGCAAGCTCAAAGCATGCAAACGCCTATCACGGGCAATACTGGCCTGGGACAAGCCTTAGCCAAAATCGCCACTTCCTATGTGCAGGGCAACCGCCTCAATGACCTGGATCAGCAGTCGCAGGACAACTCCCGCGCGAGCCAGGCGGACCTCGCCAACCAGCTGAAAGACTACCTCGAAACCACGCAAGGGAAGAAGGGCACGAACATCAGCGAAGGGCCTCCGACTGAAGCAACCTTCAACACCGGCAACAACGCCATTGCTGGTGTGCCGGATCAGTTCGTCGGCAGCACGCCCGCTGACCCCAAAGCTGCTGTGCTGAAGGCAATGGCCTCGCAGCATCCTGAGATGAAGGCAATCGGCGCTTCAGGGTACAAGGAATTGACCCCGCGGGTGGAGAAGGTCGGTGACAAGTTGATTGAGGTTGCGCTGGGGAAAGACCCCCGTGTGCTGGGAAGTTACAGCAAGCCAATTGTTGTCGGCAATCAAGGTTTTGATATCAATGGAGCTACTCCACAGCCAGTCATCGACGCTCGCGAGAAGTATGGCCCTGTTGAAAAGGTTGCTGACGGCCCCAGCGGCCCTGTCTTCGGCCAGCGTGAGCCCTCCACCGGAAAGGTCCATTTCGCTCCTGGAGGCGTCAACGTCAACAACAGCCAGAACCAGACGAACGCGCTGGAAAAGGTGCTTGTGGAAAAGATTCCTGGTGTACTGGATGGTGCCCGCAAGGAAGCGCTCTCCGCGCAAAACCAGATCGCGAGTGCGAACCGGATCATGGAGCTGGTCAAAGACCCACAAGTCATCACAGGCTTCGGCGCAGACCAACTCACAGGCCTGGCTTCCCTCGGAGCGAAGCTCGGCTTGACCGGGCCTCAGGGCCTTATGAAGTCGCAGGAACTTGTCGCAGAAATGTCCAAGCAGACTCTGGCCAACGTCCATCTGCTTCCTGGCGCTATCACGGAAAAGGAACGGCCCTTCCTGCAAGAGGCTGCGGCAGGTCGCATCACCTGGACGCCCGAAGCCATTCAGCACCTGGCTGAACTGTCTGCGGCTACGGCGCACAACAGCCTTATGGCTGCCAGCGAGCAGTACCACAAAGCCAGTGAGCAGTATCCGCAATTCCGGTCCCTGGCACCCTTCCCGCAGTTCCAGTACAAGCTGCCAGATAGCATTGTGCCGGAAAGTGACAATAGCCCGCGGGTGACTGTGCGGGGCTCTTCTGCCCCAGCCACGGCACAACCAGCTGCGACTAGCCGTGTGCTGACTTTTGAAGAAGCGCTCAAGCGCGCTCGTGGAGGCCAATAATGGACTTGCAAATGCCTGACGGCACCACAATCACAGGGGTGCCTGACAATATCTCACAAGCAGATCTGGAGCTGCTGGGGAAGGCACACGCGCCAAAGCCCGAGCCTTCCTACACGGATCGGGTGACGGACAACCTGAAGCTCGGTGGGAGTGCAGTTGTGCGCGGGGCTGCAGCTTTGCCTGCTCTTGCGACTGATGCGGCCAACTGGATGGGTGATAAAATCCCTGGACTTCGTCTCGCACGCCAAGCTGGTGAAGCCCTCCTGGGGCTGAAGCCTCCGGCTCCGATGGCAGCCACAACCGCTGTGAACAAGTTCGGAATGCAGCCGCGCACGCCTGATGAGAAGATGGTAACGTCGGCAATTGAAGGTGGTGCTGGTGGGTTGTTTGGTCCTGGAGCTGCCCTAGCTCCCGGCAAAATGCTCTTTGGGGGCTTGGCTTCCGGTGTGGGTGCAGAGATTGGTGAGCGGGTACTGCCAGGTTCACCGACGCTTGGTCGCCTTGTCGGTGGCGTGGGTGGTGGTGTAGTGGCTGGTGGTGTTGCCGCAGCCGCGACAGCAGCGCGCCCGCAGTCTGAGCGTGTTGCGCGCACTGCTCTCGAAGGTCTCGATCCTGCTGACCTTGCCAAGGCGAAGCAGCTGATGATCGACGCGGCGAAGGCCAACCCTCCGACGCAGCTCGACCTCGCGCAAGCACTCAAAGCCATTGGCGTCGAG